CTGCAAAACCTTTGATGAGACGTGGTATATTCTTTCTATGTTGGTTACGTGCTACACAACCTACAACAAAAGCTTCATGTCCCTTGTCTACTATCTTAGGTTTGAAGAACTTAGTATCTACGCCGTGTGGTATAACTACTCCCTTTTTCATAAAGTTGTCTAGGTAAGAAAACTCTTCTTCTACAACTTCTTGTCCATATCTTGACATATATACTGGATAATCAAACTCTTTTATAATATCTGCCCATTGTTGCATGGATGGTTGTCCATCTATGGGTATGATACCACCCAACTTCCAACCAGTTCCTTTCTTTAACATCTTAAATCCTTTATTCAACATTTCCATTCTTTGTTTACGATTTAGTATTTTACCCTTATCATCATAGAATGGTAGTGTTACCCCTTCTGGTTTCTTTGACATAGCTACATGTGTAAACATCTGTATATCTAAATGTGTAAATATGAGATTAGGTTTAAATATTCTGACCCATTCTGGAAAAGACTTCTCACCATACTTCTCTTGTCCTTGGTACATGATGGGTAGGTTCTCCCATGACTGTGTTGACTCAGTTTGACCTAGTGGCCACTCTGTAGTATATATTTCATGTTTAGGGTTTTGACATCCACCATAACCTAAGTGGTATCCTTCTTTAGCCCATATTGCTGATATGTTCTTAGTGTTAGTACCAAAACCAGTAGGAGCCCATGGGCTATCTGATATCGGCATAATTCTAAAAACGTTGTCACCTCTCATTTTTAAGAAAGGTTTAAATTCTTCACCTTGCGGTTGCTTACTTCGTTTCTGCCATTCAAATTCTTCTGTCATTTATTCCTCGCTAAATTATTGTTTTATTGCTATAATATCTTTTTTATTTACAATAACTGTGCCCTTTTCGCCAGTGAGGTATACAAAATTCTCATCGTCATTCGTTATCATTCCTCGACCGACCTTAGTCTTGTCTTCTTCACGCCAAACCACTTTGACTTCCGCATCATTTAAGAACGATGCCAGTTGTTTATTATCTTCTTCATTCATTGGTATCACCCATAGGGGTAGGAGCTGCAACGAGCAGTCCTATATATTATTTAGCTTTATTAGTATATAAAGCTTTTCCTACATCCACTCCATTAAAGACTGTTGTTTCTTATCTATGAGGGTCAATGATGGTCTTTTGCGTATGTATCTTTTCAAACCAAACTTATCTAACAATGTATTGATTGTATCCCAATAATACCTCATATCTATATCTTCAATATTATTTACAGTTTCAAGTAATTGATATCCATCTTTAGCTTTCACATAGAAATATGTATTACCTTCTGATGGCTCTATACCAATAGCAATACCTTTATGTATCAACTGAACAGTCAAGTCTGTTTCTGATTTATATTCTTCTAATGGTCTATGCATGGCACGTCTCATTACAAAATCATCCAGCTCATATTCTTTGAAATCATATAGTTTATCTATGAATGTATTGTTAATCGTATTATCCAATCTACCCCCGACGAGTTTGTCTAATACTTTTAAATAGAATTTAGAACGTGATGTAGCTTTAAATGTACTTCCATGTTTGGTCAAGGTTCCATCTTCATTACGAAGAACATAGTTACCTACTTGAAGCCATACACCTTCTTTGAAGTAATCTTTATCCATAGCTATATGTTCTGATTCTGAGTCTGGTATCTTATGTTCCATCAAGGCCCGTAGCCTTCCAACGACCCAGTCCACATCAACATCAACATTAGTATTGATACCATCAGTGTGTACATATACCACAGCATCCTCGCCATAGCGGCCTCTAATGATATCGACTCCGGAGAGGAGTAACCAACGGGCGATTGCTGTGATAGCAACACCAACGCCCATGTCGCCGTAAGTAATGTAAGGATTAGCATTAGAACCATAGAATGTATTCACCATTATTTTAAGAGCATTTGATTTACTCTTATCTTCTTTAGTCTTACCTAGTTTATAAGGTTTTCGCATCTCTTTGAACTGTTTACACATCTCATATAGGCAACTTTTCTTACTATTGTCTATCTTCAACATTATTCTCTTGTCTACCTTATTATCTGGCACATAGAGTATACCGTCCTTATATTCTATATCCTCAGAGTAATCATCATAACCAACTATCCTAGTGGTATCTGGACCGAGATTAAGCGCCATTGCGACCGAGGGATAGAACGAACTGAAATCTATTTTTATGTTCTTAGCATGGAATCCGGGCCTATAAAGCTCTATGTGGGCAGCTTGATAGTTACCCTTCTCAGCTCTAAAAATCTCTGGATGACGGTGTTTGTTATTATCAAGCGTCACTATGCCTTGCTCATACAGAGACCTGCCCTGTAGGATTTTCGTAATGTAGCTGCTGGGGGCGTTTATATAGGTTGCTAAAGGTACGCACAAAGTTTCTGCGATATACTGCATCTGTGGGAAATAGTGATTATATAAATAGAGCGTTGCGTCAACATCGCTTAGTACGTAGTCCTCTATTTCTTGCATGCTGTAATCGAGCAAGTCCTTCTCGCTAAAATCGAGCTCGATAGGTTCGAGCCCAAAGTTTCTTGAAACACTCTTGAGGCCACGTGGTATGCCTGATAGGGAATAGTCAAGGCGTGTCCATCTTAGTAGGTCAAGGATGATACGCCCTCCAGCGTTCATCTTAAGTTCTTTCTGGTCTTTAGGAGTTTCCCACCCCCACTTGACGCCGTCTCGGTTTAGGTAACTGAGGTATTGGTCACGTGGGATATGGTGGTATTTGACACGATGAAGTATCTGGGGTATATCATACCCAACTAAGTTGTACCCGCAGACCACGTCAGGGTCATACTTTTGTACATACTTGGCGAAGTCCCATAATACTTTCTCATCGCTCTCTCCATCCCACACAAAGACTTCTCTCTCACCTGTTGATGTAACTACACCTATGGCTACGATAGGATACTTCTCTCCAAAAGGGA